CTAATACAGGTGGCGGTGGTGGCGGTGGTGCTGCAGGAGGAGAAACAGGAGGTGCAGGTGGAAGTGGTGCTGTCATCGTAAAAGAATTAAGTAAAGCAAGTGGTGTGTGGTCAATGCAAAGTCAATTTCAAGCCAAGTCTCAAGGAACATGGCCCAACAGCACAGATTTTATAGTTGCAACAGGTGGATGTATAACCACTTGTGGAAATTTTAAAGTTCATACATTTAATTCAAGTGGTACATTTGCAGTTTCACAATTATCTTTTAATCCTGCATTTAACAACATAGATTATTTAGTTGTTGCAGGTGGTGGTGGCGGAGGTGGAAACCAAGGTAGTCCATCACTGTCTAGTGGTGGAGGTGGTGCTGGAGGGTTTAGAGCCTCTGCAGGAACATCTACTGGATGTTACACAGCAGGGCCAAGTCCTTTAACTGGGCCAGTTAGTGCTGTTACGGCTACAATAGGATGTCACTCTGTAACTGTTGGTGGTGGTGGTAGTGGTAGTGGACCTGGAAGTGAAGCAAGAGGAGGAACAGGAAGTAATTCTGTTGCTCTTTGTATTACATCAACTGGTGGTGGAGGTGGAGGTACTAGTGGACCAAACACATCTAATAGAACTGGAGCAAGTGGTGGTTCTGGTGGTGGAGGTAATGGACCTCCACAAAATGGATCTGGAGGGGCTGGTAATACTCCTCCCGTATCACCTGCTCAAGGAAATAATGGAGGAGCTGGTGGTGGAAACGGAGCTGGTGGTGGTGGAGGTGGTGCTACTGGAACTGGAGTAGATGGCGGAACAGGCTGTGTGGTTAAAGGTGGAGCTGGTGGAGCAGGATCTGCTCCTACTATCGTTGCACCAGGCACTGTATTATATGTTGCACAAGGTGGTGGCGGTGGAGCTGGAACTTGTGGTTGTGTTGGTGTAGGTGGTGGATCTCCTTCCAATAGAACTGCTGGAAATGGTGGAAGAGTAGGATCATTTGGTGGAAGTGATGCGACAGCTAACAGAGGTGGTGGAGGTGGTGGCTCTGGTGGAGCTGGAACTAGTGGTGGTAATGCTGGATCAGGAGTGGTAGTTTTAAGATATAGATTCCAAGCATAAATTAATATCCTTTGACAATTTCTGCATAATAGATATATTGTTTTTATGGTGGTAGAAGAAAGAATATGAACTTACAAAATTATTATTGGTATTTTCAATCAGCAATTCCTGCTAGGATTTGTGATGAAATAGTTAGATATGGAAAATCTATTTCTGATGAAATGGCTGTTACTGGTGGTTATGGTAATGGTAAAAAATTAAATAGAAATCAAATAAAAGATTTAAAACAAAAAAGAGATTCTAATATTGTTTGGATGAATGATAGATGGATATATAAAGAAATACAACCATACATTAATCGAGCAAATGTAAATGCAGGTTGGAACTTTCAATGGGATTTTTCTGAGTCATGTCAATTTACAAAATATGAAAAGGGTCAGTTTTATGATTGGCATTGTGATAGTTGGGATAGACCATATATTAGAGAAAATCCAAATGACCCATCTCATGGTAAGATTAGAAAATTATCTGTAACCGTAACTTTATCAGATCCAAAAGATTATAAAGGTGGTGAATTAGAATTTGATTTTAGAGATAAAGATCCAGATAAAAAATCAAGTATTAAAAAATGCACAGAAATACTACCAAAAGGTTCTTTAGTTGTATTTCCTGGTTTCGTATGGCATAGAGTATGTCCAGTGAAAAAAGGATCTAGATATAGTTTAGTAATATGGAATTTAGGATGGCCTTATAAATGAGTTATCCAAAACAATTATTTTTAGAAGAATTTTTTAAGTGCCCTATATGGTACGCTGATGAGCCTAAGTTTGTAAAAAAATTAAATAAAGCATCTGACAAATACATAAAAGAATCACAAAAAAATTTAAAAAAACAAATAGACACAAGAAATAAAAAGTTTGGTGATAGGGGTGATATGGGACACGTGTTTCATTCAACATCATTAATTGGTGACCCTAAATTTAAAGAACTACAAGATTACGTGGGTGGCACAGCACATAACCTTTTAGTAGAAATGGGATTTGATTTAACTAACTTTCAATTGTTTACAACAGAATTATGGGTGCAAGAGTTTGCTAAAAAAGGTGGTGGACATCATACCTTACACACACATTGGAATGGTCACATATCTGGTTTTTATTTTTTAAAAGCATCGGAGTTAACATCTATGCCAATGTTTGAAGACCCAAGACCTGGTAATCTTATGAATCTTTTACCAGAGAAAGATAAATCAAAAATTACATATGCAAGTTCACAAGTTCATTATAAAGTGAAACCAGGTAGAATGATGTTTTTTCCATCATACATGCCTCACCAGTATGTCGTTGATATGGGTTATGAACCATTTAGATTTATACACTGGAACTGCCAAGCAATACCAAAAGGAGCCTTAGATGTCATTCAAAAAAAATAAATATAGTGTTTTAAAAAATGCAGTATCAAAAGAGCTAGCAAATTTTGTATATAATTATTTCTTAAACAAAAGAAACGTTGCTAAAGTATTGTTTGATACAAGATACATATCACCATTTACAGAATACTTTGGTGTATGGACTGATGAACAAGTTCCAAATACATATTCACATTATGGTGATATTGCTATGGAAACTTTATTACAACAAGTAAAACCTGTTATGGAAAAACATACAGGATTAAAATTATCTGAAACATATTCATATGCTAGAATTTATAAAAATGGTGATGTGTTAGCTAGACACAAAGATAGATATTCTTGTGAAATATCTACTACTTTAAATTTAGGTGGTGATGACTGGCCAATATATTTAGATCCAACTGGTAACAAAGGACAAGCTGGTATTAAAATAACTTTAAAACCAGGTGATATGTTAATATATTCTGGATGTGATTTAGAACATTGGAGAGAAGAATTTACAGGTAAAGATTGTGGTCAAGTATTTTTACATTACAATAAAGCCAACTCCAAAATGGCAAAAGAAAACGCCTTAGACAAAAGACCTATGATAGGTTTACCTGCATGGTTTAAAGGTGCAAAGTTGACTAAATCTACAAAATAGTCTATACAATAGACTGGTAGGGAGAGACACCACCACACCCTCTCCCTGCTTTTAATCTATTAATTAAGTTCAAAATAGGTATAATGGATTATTATGCTACAAAAAATAGGTTTTGCCCCAGGTATAAATAAACAAATTACAGACACAGGAGCAGAGGGTCAGTGGACAGACTGCGATAATGTAAGGTTTCGTTATGGTATTCCAGAAAAAATAGGTGGTTGGAAGCAGCTAGGAGATAGTAATCTTACAGGAGCTGGTCGAGGGCTACATCACTTTGTTAATAGTTTAGCTAGAAAATACGCAATTATTGGTACAAATAGAATTTTATATGCTTTCTCTGGAGGTGTGTATTACGATATACACCCAATCAAATCTACGACCACGCTTACAAGTGCATTTACCACGACCAACGGATCAGCTGAAGTCACAATAACTTTTTCTAGTCCACACAGTATATCTGAAAACGACATTATATTATTAGATAATTTTTCTACAATAACTAACTCTAATTTTGCAGCGTCTGATTTTGATGATAAAAAATTTATGGTAACGTCTGTGCCCACAAGCACAACACTAACTATCACTATGCCATCAAACGAGTCAGGATCTGGTGCTACAACATCAGGTGGTATAAGAGTTCAACACTATTATCCAGTAGGACCAGCTGTGCAGGCAAAAGGTTTTGGTTGGTCACTAGGGTCTTGGGGTGGAACAGTTGCTGGTAATCCAACAACAACACTACAAAATGGTATTACAGACACTGCAACAACAGGTATTATATTAGTGGATGCCTCACAGTTTCCAACTGCAGGAACAAACTTTTTACAAATAGATAGTGAAGAAATATCTTATACAGGTATTGCAGCAACAGGAGAACTTACAGGTGTTACTAGAGAAGTAGGTGGAACAACAAAAGCAGCCCACAGTGCAAGTGCAACAATTACTAGCACAACAAATTTTGTTGGTTGGGGCGAGGCTGCATCTGGAGACTTAGTATTAGAACCAGGTATGTGGTCACTAGATAATTTTGGTGACAAAGCCATTTGTTTAATTCATGATAGTGCAGTATTTTCTTGGGATTCTAGCATAGCAAATGCAACAGCAACAAGAGCAACAATTATAACTGGTGCACCAACTGCATCAAGACATATGGTCGTGTCAACACCTGATAGACACTTAGTATTTTATGGAACAGAAACAACAATAGGAGATACGGGAACTCAAGACGATATGTTTATTAGATTTTCTGATCAAGAAGATATTAATACATATACACCAACAGCAACTAATACAGCTGGCACACAAAGACTGGCCGACGGATCACAGATCAGAGGAGCTATTCGTGGTAGAGATGCAATATATGTTTGGACAGACACGGCTCTATTTACACAAAGATTTGTTGGTCAACCATTTACATTTGCATTTTCACAAGTGGGTACAAACTGTGGACTTGTTGGACAAAATGCATGTGTAGAAGTAGATGGCTCTGCATATTGGATGTCAGAAAATGGTTTTTTTAGATACGCTGGTAAATTAGAATCACTACCTTGTTTGGTAGAGGATCACGTATATAGTGATATAAATTTAGAATCTGGTAACCAAATGGTATCTGCTGGATTGAACAATCTTTTTGGTGAAGTCATGTGGTTTTATCCAACTTCCTCATCCTCTGTTGTAAACAGAATGGTTGCATATAACTATTTTGACTCTTCACCACAAAGACCTGTATGGACAGTAGGTACATTAGCAAGAACAATGTGGCAAGACTCTGCTGTTTTTGGTTCGCCACATGCAACAGAATATGATGCAGCAAATGATACTTCATTTGATGTTGTAGGAAATACTGAAGGTAGAACAACATACTATCAACATGAAACAGGGACTGATCAAGTTAGAGGTGGGTCTACAACCGCAATACTTTCAAATATATCTTCTGGAGATTTTGATATAACAGCTCAAAGAACACGAACTGGTCAACAAACTGGAATTGCAACGTTTAGAGGAGATGGTGAGTTTCTAATGAAAGTTAGAAGATTTATACCTGATTTTATTTCACAAACAGGTGCAACAAGAGTTACATTAAATTTAAGAAACTTTCCAAATGATACAAGAACAAGCTCATCACTTGGACCATTTGATATAACATCTAGCACACAAAAGGTAGATACTCGTGCAAGAGGTAGAGCAGTATCATTAAAAGTAGAAAACACATCAACTAATCAAAGTTGGAGATTAGGAACTTTTAGATTAGATGTACAACCGGACGGACGTAGATAATGAGTTTATTTAGTGGCAGCGGGATAGCAAAAGTTTTATCAACTGCAATACCAGCACTTCGTAAAGCAAGAGTTGTTCCTGATAAAAATAAATTAGCCATTAGAGATCTATTTGGTATAGATCCAGAATATTTATTATCTGACTCTAACATATATACTAGAACACTACAGGATACACCTGTAGAAGAAAGAACAGGTATTTTACCATTAGCTACAACACCAGAAAGAGAAGGTGGAACAAGAACTGGCATAGATTCTCTTGAGCCTACTTTTACACGTGATGGGTTAGATGACTCTGAAACTTTTGGTGGAATTGTAGGACAAGATTTATTAACTCTTGATGAAAAAAGAGGTAACCCTGCTTTTACGGGTAAGGGAGTTAGTGGTAATTTTCCTTATTCAGGTCCAACGCAAAGATTTTCAAGAATAGGTGATGGTTTATTTGATGTAGATCCAGAGGGAGAAATACTAGGACAAAGAGCATATAGAACTCCAAGAACTATCGGTGATCAAGTATATGCTGCTTCTCAATCAGGAGGACTAGGAACCATAGTTCCAAGTTTATATGAAAGAGCTATTTCAAGTATTAGAGGAGCTTTTCAACCTAAAGTTCAAGGAACGTTAGGAAATAGATTACAAAGGCAATATGAGTTTACTAAAGGTATTCCATCTCCTATAGGTATTCTTGCTGCTGCTAGAAGTCCATTTAATCCAGAATCTCCAACATATAATAGAAATTTACCAGCTCAATTAAATGCTTTGGAAGCAATGGGATCAGGATTTATTGGTAGAGATCCAGGCACCGGTGGTTTAAAATATGGACCTAAATCAGTATTAGCAGGTAAAAATGTAATATCTGGTTTTGGATTTAATAGCCCTGAATTAGCTTTAAAAGATTACATAGCAAAAATGAAGAAAAATAAAAAAGTAACTCAAGCTTATAAAAATAAAAAAATTAAAATGGCTGAAGAAGAATTAGATAAAGTAACTGGTGGCGGTGGGGCTAAAACTAAAACTAAAACTGCAGGATTTAGAGCTCCAACTAAACCAGGTCAAAGTCCTAGAGGTTCTAGAACTGGTGGTCGAGATCGAAACTCTTCAAGAGATCATGATGGAGGTGCTTCAGCAGGGGCTCAAGCTGATAAAGAAGCGGGAATGGGTGGATATTAATTATGGCTAAAATAGTACAAGTATTAACGAGACCTGCACCTGAATATGATTTAGGAACAGCTGAGGCACAAGTAAGAGACCTTGATGCAATTGTAGAAAAATTAAATACAACGTTTCAAGAAGAATTAAAAGACGAGGTAGAAGCACAAAACTTCTTTTTAAATTAATGGCAAATAGTTTTATAAATAAAAAAGTAGATTTAACCACAACAGACTTAACTACACTATACACAGTCCCTAGTTTTAAAGCTTCTGTTGTAAAATCATTACTAGTATCCGAGGACGCCGGATCAGGGACCACGATAACAATAACACTAGTAAATTCTAGTGGTGCTATTTTTAATTTATTTAAAGATAAAGCAATAGGATCTAAAGCAACAACAGAACTTTTAACACATCCTCTTGTTATGGAAGAAAGTGAGATATTAAAAGTACAAGCTGCTGACGCGAATGAGCTGCACGTCATAGCCTCTATATTAGAAATACAGCCAAGAGAGGTAACAACATAATGAAAGATATACCGGTATTAGAACCAAAAGAGATTATAACAACAATAACAAATATGAAAACAGGTGAAGAATACAAGGACGATAATGAGTGGAAATCAAAAGGAATTCCAGAGTCTGACATAAGAAAAGACGTTAGAGTCATTATGCCTAGTCTTGATTTATTTGGAGAAACAAAATAGAATAATAAAATGGCCATATCTACGATGCAACAACCCAGACAAAATTACGGATTAGGAAGCTTTGTTAAAAAAATAACAAAGAAAGTCACTAAACCAATTACAAAAGTAGCTAGTAAAATTGTACCAAAAGAAATAGCTGGTATCATGAGAGTAGCTGCACCTTTCCTACCACCAGGATATAGAGAAGCAGCATACTTATTGGGTACAGCAAAACAAACAGGTAGAATTAGTCCTGTAGATTTAGCATTAACACTTGCACCAACTGTGGGAAAAATGAAAATAGGTCAAAGTGGTCAAACTATATCTCAAAGACTTGGAGCAATGAATTTACCTTTTACAGACAAAAATTTAAGAGAGGTTTTAGTTGGTTCACCAAGAGATATAAATTTTATGGAAAGAGAAGGACCTACTAGACAATTTTTTAGTGATATGGATGGTTCTGGGTTTATGGCTGGAAAACCGTTAGGTGGTCAAAACATAGTAGATGAGGCAACACAAGGCATATTTGGTACCGGTGGTAAGATGTTTAATTTTGGAAAAGGTAAAGGTTTAGGGTCATTTAGAGATGATACTAAAATAGGTCAACTTTTATTAGGTGCAACAGATGACAAAGGTAAACCAACAGGTAAGTTTTCTCTTTCTAAAATATTAGGATTAGGAATAGGAGGATTAACTTTAATTCAATCTGCAAAAACACCTGAAGAAGCAGGTGAAAACCTAGCGGCAGCAACAGGTAACCCTTATGATAGACAACGTGGTGAGGAATTATTTGGAATGTTAGATAGTGATATATTTAAAATAGACGATAGATTTGTTTTACCAGCTAAAGATGGTGGTTTAATGAGAACTAATTATGCGATGGGTAGCGAAGATCCAAAACCATTGCCTAATGATCCTACAGAACCAGTAAATCCTTTCAAACCAAAACCAATAGGACCTGTATTACCAGATAGAATGGCTGACATACCTAGAGATTTAAATTTAGAAGAAGCAAAAGAAATGTTTATAAAATTTACTGGAAGAGAACCTTTAAGCATGCAAGAATTATTAGAGTTTTTTAACGTTAAAGAACAAGCAGCAGAGGGTGGTTTAATGAGACAAAATTATGAAACAGCTGGTGCTGTGATGAGTGAAGAAGATATGGAAGAAATAGCTAAAACTCCTTTATATAAAGGTTTTAAAATATTGTATGGTATAGATCCACAAGAAGCAAAAGAAAATAAAGCATATGAAGGTAAGTTTGATTTATTTAAAAAGATGTATGATAAAAAATTTCAAAAAGGTGGTTTGATTCGTGAAAATTATGCTCTTGGATCAATGCCCACGGCTGAAGAATCTGGTTTAGGAGGGCTTCCAATTGAGGCAGATATGAGGTATACTGGTGGCTTCATGCCATACGGTGCAAAAGAAAAAGCCGATGACGTGCCTGCTAGATTAAGCAAAAACGAATTTGTATTTACTGCTGACGCTGTGAGAGCGGCTGGTGGTGGTAGTGTTCAAAAGGGAGCACAACGTATGTATAACACAATGAAACAATTAGAATCACAACCTGAAGCGAAAGGCATGGCATAATGGCTGAAGAAGTAATACAACGAACGATAACCCAGGCTCCTGATTATTTACAGCCTGGTATAGAAAAATTTTTAGAAGGCGCAACTTTACAAGCTGGTCAAGCATTAGACACGTCTAAATTTGCACCACAAGTTGCTGGTCTTGGTGCATTACAACAAAATATTCAACAACAGTTAGCAACACAAGCTGGACTTGGAACTTTACAATTTGGAAAAGAAGGGCAAGTTACTGGAGTTACAGGAACTGGTGTTTCATCTTTTCAACCATTTTTAACAGCAGCTCAACAACAAGTAGGAGAGCAGGCAAAACTAGTAGGACCTTCAGCGTTTACTGCTTTTGAGTCTCCGTATCAAAAAGCTGTAAGAGACGCCACATTAAAACAGTTTGAAGATTCTAGAGCAGCTAGAAGACAAGGTATCAGAGATGAAGCTGCTGCATTAGGATCTTTAGGTGCAGGTAGAACAGGTGTTCAATTAGCAGAGTACGATAGACAAACAGATTTAGATAAAGCTTTAATAACTGCTCAGTTAAATCAAGCAGGATTCACACAAGCACAAGATTTAGCCAACAGAGCTTTTGGTCAAAGAGGGCAGATAGCAGCTGGTCAGTTAGGTTTAGGCACAGCCCAACAAGGTTTTGCAGGTGCACAATTAGGAATTGCTCAAGGTTTAGGACAATCTGATCTTGCATTCAGACAAGCTTTATTAGATCAAGAACAGCAAGCTAACAGAATGGCAGCGTTAGAACCAATTGAAAGACTTGCAAGATTTGGTCAAGGTCTAACAGGAGTTGGTGGTATGATGGGATCTGTACAAACAGTTACAGGACAACCACAACCAGTAGCGAGTCCATTATCAGGAGCACTACAAGCAGGTATAGGAGCATTTACGTTAGGTAAATTATTTGGATAATGAATTATAAAGTAATGCAAAGACCGATGTTTAGGATGGGTGGTAAAGCTGCCTCTCAAGGAACTGGTATTACATCAGGTTTAGATGAAAGAGTAGAATTAAAAGATGCAGGTTTTTTAGGAACAGGTATGTCTCAAACTGATTTTAGTAATTTAACACCACAACAATTAATTACATTACAAGCAGGTATGGCTGACAAGGGTACAAATCAATTAAATGATATGAGAGATATTGTAAGATTACAGGCTCTTTCTAACTTAGCTGGAAATGTATTACCAAATATTGAAAGAGGTGGTTTAGAGGGAGTGGTAGATTTTTTTAGAGATCCTGCAACTACACAAACTGCTTTGGCAGGGTTAACAGGTTTAAAACAAGTGGACATTGCCGGTAGTAAAATGAAAAGAGAAAATTTAAACAATTTAATTCAAGCTCAAATGGGATTTAAAATGAATGAAAGAGCTTTTAATTTACAACAAGAGAAATTTGATTTTACTAAAGAAGAAGCATTTAAAGCTGGTGAAAGAGCTGATAAAAAATTAGAAATAGAAGAAAAAAGAGCTTTAGTAAAATCAGCCACACAAATTAAATTAGATGCTAGTAACAAAGCAAGAGAAATTTTACAAAATGAAGGTGTTACCAGTGGGTTGGAAATTAAAGATCCATTATTAAAACAAGAATACTTCTCTTTGTCATCTTTAGCCGGAGATACTATATCACAAGCTAATGCTAGAAAATTAGCTATCAACGCTGTTTTAAGACAACAAGAAGAGCAAAACTCTCAAAGAGTAGAACAAGGTTTAAGTCCAAAAGATTTTACACCAGAGATATTTAATTCTAAAGTTGATTTCTTAACACTACAATTTTTACAAGGTGCTTTTACAGGTAATGCTATGGGTGGCACACCAACTAGAGTAGACAGAGCTATGGGCACACCTATGATGGGTGAACAACCACAACAAATGACAGAACAACAAGATGTTGCTATGGAAACTCAAGGACAAGGCAACAATGTATATGCTATGTTAAGAGCTAGATTACCACAAGAAGTTTCTGATGAAGTCGTAAAACTTATTTCATATAATAAAGAAGCATTTGCTGATTTTGCAAGTATTAAAAACCAAGAAGACGTATCATCATTTAATGAAAAATACGGTGTACAGTTAGTCATAGATGTGGCTACCGTTTAAGGAGGCACATGAGCATACTCGATCAATTAAGACAATTCGGAACCGGTTCATATTCATCACCAGAAGAAAAAAATAAACCATCAGCTGTACTTAGCGATGAGTACCAATCATTTGTTGATGAGTTACCAGGAGAGGTGCAATTAGAGATAGATAGATATTTAAACGTATTTAAAAACGATCCAACACCCGTTCTTAATTTTATAGATGAGTACAAAAAAGAGGGTTACTCAAATTATTTTAAAGAAAACTCTCCTATGGATTTAAGAAAGATAGCGGATAATGATGATTTAAATAGATATTCTGATCTTAAATATTTAGGTAATGTTGCATACGATGCTATGTATCGAAAAGACGATGCAGGAGAAGAGGCAAAAAATAAAATAAAACAAAGTAAACTTTTTCAAACTTTTGCTGGTCCTACACACGGTTTATATACAGGAGTAAGAGGAACTACAGAGTTAATTAGTGCCTTATCTGATTTATATCTAGATACAGAAACCATGGACAATGTAAAGAAAGCATTGCCCGAAATAGATTTAAACGACATATATGGTAATGAGTCC